GGCTAATGCCAATATTGCCGATGATGTTAAAACGGGGATGCTGATTACTGGTTCAAGAGACGAGATGAACACCGAGGTCCTTACTATGAAACAGAAGAGCGAGGATGTTCTAAAAAGCGTGGAATATCATCAGAACTTTCTTA